AAATGAAAACAGCACCGAAGTTTTACACTCGAAACGAAGACACTGTGGAAGCGTATCAACCTGCCGACATCGACAAACTTACGTCGATACTCAAGTTCTCAGAGAAGCTCTGGTACGATGAGTGGGTCGCACAAGGCTCCAAGGATGAGGGCAGTTGCACAGGCGGCAAGGGCATTCAGGTTTGGTTCTGCGGTCGCAACAAACGCACGGCGGAGCTAAAGACCGTTGTTCGATGCCCCACAGGACAGGGCAATTTATCTGCAGAAGCGAGCGTGATGTCAGCTCTCGATTATCTGAAAGCTGAGGGTATGGAGGTCAGATATTATGACGGTTGGTTGGACTAACCATCAGCCGTCCTTCTTCTTCTTCATCGCATAATCCATCAAATTATCACTGAACATTTTCTCCCACCACTGCCGCCAGTTCAGCTTACCGCTAGGAATGTAACGATGTTGGTTCTTCCAAGCGAAGCGGGCGGCGTGGTACTTCTTGTCATCTGCCCACTGCCGCTCCTTGATCGCCTCCTCTTCAGTAAAGATCATTGACATCGAACTCGATGGTTTCGGACATATTGTACGGTCGATAGATGCCAGTCTCCCTGCACCTCAGTCCGAGCGCCAACGCCTGCTCATTCTTGGCGTTGCCGTACTCGATCGCCTCCTCAGTCAGGGTAAATACGCCAAAGGGGTAGGGGTGCATCTTCTCGACCGCAAGAAAATAAAATTTCTCGGTTGGTAAACCTACGGCGCGGCACCCTGTCAGATAATACGCTGCCTGTTGGAAATACAAAAAGTTATTCACCGCAGACTTAAAGCCACGGGGCGACGCATCGCGGCAGGTCTTGAGATCCCAGATGTCGGTGCCGGTGTGCCAGTCTAGCTTACCCTTGCAGGGATAGCCGTGCCACTCCCAACACAGTGTTAGCTCACACCGATGCTCTGGCTTGGGTATGTGCTCGGCAAGAACCTCACGTCGCTCCATGCATACATCAACGAGGTCTTGCTTGACTGGCGTGCGGTCGCCCACGGTTGTCTTCCAGTCTTCATACTCAGCCTTTCCGACCTTGGTTCTCTTATCGACCGCAGGCTCGATGGCGTACTCCTCGTCGAACTTATCCAACTCTAAGAATACTGAGTGTTGAACCCTTCCTTCCAGAAGGGCAGGAGAGTTGTTAAACACCTTATTCTTCCAAGAATACGGGCACCGAGAGATGCTAGTCAAATCGTGGGATCGCCACGCCGGTATCGAGTCATAGGTTGGGTAGTCGAGATCTTCATAGATGCCTACCTTAAAATCCATAGCACATTCCTCTATCTAAAAGTGGGGTTAAGACGTACTTAATTTCATGTTAAATTCGTTGTTGTCTTTATTAATTTTTATCCCTGACTGCAAAATAAGTTTATTTTTAAATCTTGAATAATCAACGTGGTGATGCCACCTGTTGAATCTCCAAACGACAGAGGCAACGTCGGGGTGTAGGTCAGCTATCATTTGACTCTTTAACTTGGTTCCTTCGCTTCGATAGAACTCTTCGGTATTTCCGCCTGCCATTCTTTGCGTTGTCACCTTTCCGCAAAGAAAAGCATTAAACTGCACCGTGCAATAACCATCCTTCAAAACGCGCAGACATATGTCAGTGTCTTCGTTATATCTTCCCCGCCACCGATAAGGTATGTCGTTTCGTATGAGAAGACATGAATATATTCTTGTGTTGGTTACAAAGGGAGGAACTGCATCTGTTGATTTTGCAAACGAATAATAATTAAACCCACTGATCGCTATATTTTCGTAGCGGTTCACAAAATCTTCCGACGCCTTAAATGTTGCCCCAGTCCTGACCTTTATTTTTTTATTTCTGTTTAGCCTGTGGAAGTCGTCGAGGTTGTCGTCTAAAACCCAGTGGTATTTGTGTCCATGTTCGACCGCATGATCCCAAGCAAAATTTCTAGCAGCGCCGGGGCCTTTTGACTTTGATTGCCCTAGATCGTCACAGGTATCGTAATTTTGCAGGTAAGATTTTGGCAGAACCAGAAGTTTTTTTGGCGCTATGTTTTCGGCATAAAGATCGTGCTCATCATCCTCAACAACCATTAAATATTCAATGCCCATCCTTTCAAGCGCCGTGCTTGTAAGTCGAGTCTTCCATCTGCCCTTACTTACAATATAGACTGGACTAATCGGGGTCATTGTCTATCCAAACTTGTTTGTTATGATCCGCACCCCAATGCGATTTAAACGGATACCAGATGCTTTTTGTTTTTTGGTTTAAGCTCTGCCCCAATAATTGTGAAAAATTATCCAGATCTTCTTGCTTGCTGAAGCGCACATTGATGCACGCATATGGCTCCTGCTTAGGCTGCACGAACTCAGGCATTGACCTCCAGTGCTCTTCCCACTCTGCCGGTGGATCTCCGAAAAATGTTTTCTGCTTGTTCATATTGATCTCCTGCGATTATGAAAAGGTCGAAAGGACAACGACTCGCAGATGTGGCAGAGGTGAATAGTAAAGCCGTCCTCATCCTCCTCCGCCGACATCTCCACATCGTGCTGATCGCACATTACGGGGTCTGGTTGGATCCACGGGCAGTCCCGCAGGTTCTCATCTACATCCCCGCGATCAAGCATTCTCCTCCACCTCTTTGATTAGTCGATTGGCGTACCAGATCATCTTCTTTAGATCCTCGGTCGGGTCTTCGTTCTTCCTAAAGCACCTGCTTGCATACTTGATGATGTTTCCCTGCAGATAGCCGTTAAACATCTCGGCGGTAGCCATCGACGACTTGATGCTGTCGATGGTTTCAATACCGCCAGCCGCATAGTGCTCAGGACTGTTAATCATGTCAGGCATTTCTCAGTCTCTCCTTGAGCGTGTCGGATACCTCAAGGATCTTCCACGCCATGTCTTGGTGCTTTAGGTCACGCGCCAGATAGTGCAAAAGCTCAAGTGCATCTGCCAACTCGCCGATAGATGCACTCTCGATATTAGCCTTCGTAAACTCTAGCGAGCACGTAAGCGATTGGTCAATCTCAATCTTGAGCACGGCTAGAACGGAATGTCGTCGTCAAATTCGACGATCGGCTCAGAAGATTTTTTATCCGCAGCCGTCTTCTTTGCGATTGCGGCTAAACCATCAACGCCAGTCGTTGACGCCATGCTGTTCTCTGCCGCCTTCATCTCAAACGACTCATTCACCATCTCCTGCATAAAGGAGGGCAGGTCGGCGAACACGTCACACATCTCCTTGCTCTTGGCATCACTCTTGCCGCTAAACTCTTGGCAGTACACCTCAAGGTCAAACACCTGCGCAGGGTTGACGGTCGGTGTTTTTTTCGCACCGCCATCTGGTTTAAAGACCGACACAACCTTGGCGTTACCGCCCTCGGTGTGCGCAACCTCAAGCTGAGCCGACACAGATAGTATATTCTGTATCTCAAAGCCTCGAAGCTCCTCCTCCGTGAAGCTCTTGCCGCGCCAAGACTTCAGATCCTTGTGCAGCGTGGCGTTTTCGTTGAGCGACGAGGTGTATTGTTTCATAATACTGAAAGGCCGACCATCTGCCATCTTGGGGTGTGAGACCTCCCAGTAGATGCAGACCGACGTTCTTTTTTTAGGGTCGTCCTGCTGAAAGGTTTCCATCCGTGTGCCCACGTCAACGATCTTATAGCACACTGCTGAGTATTGCCCGACAGGTAGCGTCTCTCGATCGCCAGTGCCGCTTGAAGAAATTGTTAGTCCCATGTACATATCCTCTTGTCAGTTTGCAAATTTGTATGATATTGTGCAACACCACACACATGGAGTCAACATCAATGAGCCTCAAAATAAAAAGACCGAACCAAAAAGACGCATCAACGCCCCTCTCAGGCAACCTGCGCGACGATTTTGAGAGCTTTCTGGCTACCAATGGTCTTGAGGTTGATCCGAACAAGGGTTTGATCGTAGATGGCAGTGTGGGCCGCGCCTTTATGGACGTGGATGGCAAGCGCAAGCTAGTGGGGTGGTATCAGCTCTGGCTCGATCAGAGTTTACCTTACGGTCACGCAGGTGACTATCGGCTCGACCATAAAAAGCCTACGGCGGTGTGGCGTCCACAGAACAAGGGCAACCGAGCCATCACAGATGAGCAGAGGGAGGAGATACGCGCACTTAAAGAGCAGGCGGCTATCGACAGGCAGGAGAAGAACAACAGGGCTGCGAAGCGGGCGCAGAATATGTGGATCAAGGGTAAGGACATCGAGATTCATCCCTACCTGAAGAAGAAGGGGGTGGAGAACCACGGATTAAAGGTTGGCGATGGTAATCAGCTCATGCTACCCATGTGGGACGAGGATCTAAGCATCGTTGGCCTGCAGTTTATCGACGAGGACGGCGGCAAGAAGTTTCTCACTGGTTCCAAGAAGAAGGGNAGCTTTTATATACTCGGCGTGNATCAGCTAGACTCGGCGACGACNATAAACTATGCCGAGGGCTACGCCACTGCCGCATCCTACTTCGAGGATGTTAATCAGCCCGTGGTGGTGGCCTTCGATGCGTTCAACCTATCGCCNGTCGCTGAGTCGATNGTTAAATTCTTTCCCAAGGCCAAGCACGTTATCATCGCAGACTGCGACGACAGCATGACGGGCGAGCGGGAGGCGATCAAGGCAGCGCAGGTGATCAGGGACGCAGGCTCTCAGGCAGACGTTCTGATGCCGCAGTCTAAGGGCGACTACAACGACCACAAGCAGGAGCTGATAGGCGATGCGATCGAGGGGGAGGTCATGCCCACCCTGCAGGAGATCAACGTGCCCATGAGCTTTGACTTTCAAAAAAATAACAGCGGAAAATACATTGCGAGCAAAGAAAATATACGCGGCGTGTTAACGGTTAACCAGATAGATGCGCGGTACAACACCATCAAGAAGCGCATGGAAATTGCGGTGCCTAACTCGGATTTCATACAGGATATGCAGGACGAATCGGCGCTCATCGAGATCGAAGATCGCTGCATAACGATGGGGATGCCGCACCAGAGGGTGCGCGACTGCCTCAAGCTACTTGCGAAGGAGTTCAACCCTGTTAAGGAGTGGATAGAGAGCAAGCCGTGGGACGGCAAGAGTCGCCTGCAGATGTTTCTCGATACGGTCACTAGCCCGAACACAGAATTGAAAGAGATGCTGATGAAGAAGTGGATGGTGAGCTGTGTGGCTGCGGCATACGAGCCGGAGGGTGTTGCGCTCGAAGGTATGTTGGTGTTCCAAGGTGCGCAGGGCATGGGCAAGACTCTGTGGTTCAAGAAGCTCTGCCCACCCAACGAGGACTGGCTACTGGAGGGGGTGACGATTAACCCTGCCGACAAGGACTCGGTGAAGCAGATCGTGAGCCACTGGATCGTGGAGGCAGGGGAGATCGAGAGCACGTTTAAGAAGGCTGACATTGATCAGCTCAAGGCATTCATTACGCGCAGGTCTGACGAGCTACGGCTACCCTACGACCGCGCATTTACGAGCTACAAGAGGCGCACAGCATTCTTCGCTAGTGTTAACGCACGCGAGTTTCTGGTGGACACCAGTGGCAACCGAAGGTTCTGGGTTGTGCCCGTCAAGGCTATCGACATTAGGCACAGGCTAACGATGCAGCAGGTGTGGGCAGAGGTGCGCGAGACGATGTATGAGGAGGGCAACAGGACGTGGTTCCTGACGCCTGATGAGCGCGAGATGCTGCAGGCGAGCAACGAGCTTTATCGCACGCAGAGCAGTGTCGAGGATCTTATCTTGGAGCACGTCAGGTTTGATTCAACGCTGACAGATGCGGTGCAGATGACCAAGTTACTGCGTGATCTCGGCATACCAAACCCAAGGATGAGTGACTTCAAGGAGGCTGCACGCACGCTCTCCGATCACGGTCTTGAGCCGCGCAGGACGGGCGGAAAGAAGGTATATGACATAGAATACACGAAGCCTGACGGAGGCGAAAAGGGTGTGGGGCTGCTCGATAGGAGTTGGGATTAGGGTGGCATTTGGTGTAGTTGTTTGCTCCGTGTTGATGTACTTGAGTAGTATAAGAGGACACGGAAACTTATACAGGTGTGCAAGAATTAAAAGTGCCGACCTGTACACTCTTTTTTTTTCACGTAAGCGATTGATAAATATGGTTAATAGCAGTAGGGGGGGGTAGTATACCCTTTAAAAGACTTTGTTTTACTAAGAGTATAAATGAAAGATATTTATAGTTTATATAGGTCGTATATATAGTTTACGGAGGCTGTACACACCCCACACTTGACACACTCATGGCGGTTTTAAAATGACAGAGAAGAAGAAGGTTGGTAGACCAAAGAACAGGCGACCGAAGTTGGCGGGTGATGCGCCTGCGCAGTTTGAGGTAGACGAGGAGCTAGGTCTTACCGAGATGCAGGCTGCATTCGTCTGGCACTATACCGAGGGTGCCTGTGGTCAGACGGAGGCTGCGAGGAGGGCAGGATTTAGCTTCCCCGCAGCCTCGGCGAGTAAGATGCTGAACGGCAGACATCAACCGCAGGTCACGCGAGCGATTAGGATCGCGCAGGAAGAGCTGAGGGAGAAGTATGCTATTACGCCACAGAAGACTGGCACGATGCTGTGGAAGATAGCTGAGGAGAGTTTTGCGAGCGGCCACTTCAACGCGAGCGTGAGCGCGATCAAGGAGCTGAATCAACTCGCCGGTTTAAACATACAGCGCAGCCAGAGCCTTAACATAAATGCCAATATCGACGGCATGAACAAGGCAGACATCAAGCAAAGGCTAGGCGAGCTGCTAGGGCTGCAGGATGATCTCGACGATAAAGATATGTAAGAACCTGCAAACTAACTTGATCGAGCGCCGCGTTAGATCTAACCTGAAAAAGAGGCGCTCTTTTTCTCAGACCCCCAAAAATCGGGGGAATTCCCCTTTTTCTCCCTAAGTGCCTGATATTTAAGGCTTTTCTGGCATTTGCCTAAAACTTATCCTGCGTCGGGCATTGATCGCTGTGACCACAGCAGTCCCTTGGGGGTGTGCTAACAAGAATCATTCGCATCTAGGATCCCTTGAGACTGGCATTCCGGGCCTAAAAAGCGGTTTGGGGGTGCCCCCGTACCCCCCCTGAGCGCGAGCGCGGCG